TAATATAAGTGGAACTGCTAGAGTTGGAGGAACAACAACAATAATTGGATCTTTAAGTTCTGGTTCTCATACAGTGACTGGAAATTCTAGAATTACAAACAGGATTGATACTAATACAATCTACGCTGATACATATTTAAATTTACCAAGCACTGATACAAGAGCCGATATAGTAAATCATATCTATCCTGTTGGTAGTATATTTTTATCTTTTACAAATGTAAATCCATCCGTCAGATTCACTGGCACATCATGGGTCCAGGTTTCTCAAGGAAGATTTGTAGTAGGTGTTGGTACTGGTAATGATGGTATTCAAAATAAAATATTTACAGCTGGTAATAACACTGGTGAATATACACATCAACTTACAATAGCAGAAATGCCTAGCCATACACATGAAACTTATGCACAACCTTCAAACGATGGTGATGATGGAGGGGGCAGTGATTGGAATCCTTATTCCTTTTTAACGGAATCTAGTGCTACAGGAGGAGATCAATATCACAACAACACCCCACCTGGGTTTGGTTTGTATGTATGGCAAAGAACAGTGTAATAGAAATTTAAAAATATGGCAAGTGTAGTAATATCAAAAATTAAAGTTAGAAGAGGAACCGATACTCAAAGAAAAAACATAGTATTGGATCAAGGAGAGCTTGGATATACAACGGATACAAACAGATTATATGTTGGCAATGGTGTTATAAATGGTGGTATAGTGGTCGGTTCAAAAATACACCCACCATTATTTTCAACAGGAGATTTAACATCTGTTATATCTGAAGTTGGAGATATTGTTTGGGTTAACGGCATTTTTTATCAATTAATATCTTCTGATTACACCGATTTATATTCATGGAAAAATATAGGAACATTATTAGATTCAGAATATTTTGAATATGATGGAAGTAATCAAATAACTTTAAAAAATAATGTTATCAAGACAGCAAATTTAGCAGATGAGATTAGAGATGGTTTTTCAGTACAAGTCGATAATTCAACAATAGAATATGTCGGAGGAAACATATTAAGAATTAAAGATCTTGGCGTTTCTAAAGAAAAATTACAATCTTATTCAGTAACTAATGATAAATTATCTCCTGATGTTATTGGAAATGGCTTGCAGGGATCTGCTGGATCTCCAATTTCATTAAAAATTGACGGATCTTATTTTTATTTTACTCCAAATGGATCTCTTGGAATTTCTTTATCGGCAATTCAAACATATGGTGATAATATAACAACTGTTAAAAATTTAACAGGTGGGATTGTAGTGAAAACCAATTCTATTGATGAAAATTATATCAAATCATCAATGTTTGGTAATGGAATAAGCGGCGGGGCTGGTAATAAAGTAGCATTAAATGTTGATAATTTAACTTTTGGATTTAATCCAAGCTCTAAACTTAAATTAAATACAAATTCAATTGATGAAACTTATATCACATCATCTACTTTTGGTAAAGGGTTAGTCGGAGGTTCTGGAAACAAAGCAACTTTAAACATAGATCCTACATTTTTTAATTACAATACATTAAGCGCTTTAACATTATTGAGCGCAACAATAGATCATAATTATATTAATTTCGCATCATTTGGTGATGGTATACAAGGAGGAAGTGGAGATTTAATTAAATTAAAAGTAAAGGAAGGATTATTCGATTTTGAAGTTGGTAAATTGCAATTATCAGCAAATAGCGTGACAGAAAAATATATAAATTCAAATGCGTTTGATCGTGGTATAATAGGGGGAAATAATCAAAAAATTTCTGTAAATGCAACAAATAGTTTTTCATTTACATCAGCTAATGAATTAGAACTTAACTCCACACTTGGATATAGTTCTAATACGGCGACAATAAGTTCTATTAATAGCGTAGGATCTATAAGTTTAAGCAGTGGTGTGATTTTTCCTAGAATATCATGGGATGAATTTGGAAGATTGACAGATATTAAGACTTCTATAGTTGAAGTTTTAACTGGAAATTCTAGTTTAAGCGGATTCAATGTAAGTAATTCACTATCTTCAATTTTCAATGGTTATATCACACAAGGACCACAAAACAGTGCAAATATTACAAGATTTACAGCAACAGATCACAGAAACAACACATATGTATTATCAAGTGCTGGATTTTTAGCAATTTCTCATGAAAATACAAGCTTATCTGGACAAAGACTAAAAAGATTTGCAATTCCAATATTTGCTTATTAATTTCATCACATAAATAATATTATGCCTAATTCAATAGAAATTTTCGAAAATACATTACTTCAATTAATTACAAGACAAGGTACTGATAATGATAGAACCGAAGTAATTTTAAAATCTGGAGAACTAGGGTACACAACTGATACAAAACGTTTATTTGTTGGGGATGGTAGTGAATATGGAGGCAACGTAGTTGGTAATAAGTTCAGAGGATATACCACCAATTTAACAAGTTTAGGTAGTGGTTTAGTTGGAGACATTGCATATAAAACAGATGAAAATAGCATATACGCTATTTTATCAGGAGATGGTACAAATTCAGCAAACTGGAGAAAAATAGGGGGTGTATATACTGCAGCAGATGGAAGCATCAATATAACAGTAGATAATAAAATTTCTGTATTGAGTTTATCAGCTGGAACAATTTCGCATGACTTGATGGGACAATCTATAATTTTAGATTCTACAAAAAGATTAACATTGTCTTCAACGATAGCAACGAATTCAATCGTACCTCAAAGAAACACACAATATTTAAAACTTCCCGAATATTTATCTATAAATTCAAATGAATACACCTTTCCGATAGGTGAATTAGGAAATAATAAATATTTAAAAACCGATGCAGTTGGAAGATTATCATGGAGCGCTTTGGGATCTAATGTTAATTATTTTACATATAATAGCGGTGGTATATTACCAGTTGGAACTATAATATCTACATTAACATCAACGAATTTAAATACCGATTGGGTAATTTGCAATGGACAATTATTAGCTGGTGTTAATTATCCAGAATTATCGGCTGTTATAGGAACAACATTCGGTGGAAACACAAGCGCATTTAGAGTTCCTAACTTAAACAATGATATGTTATATGGGACAAGTTCAAGTCCTTATAATTCTACCATTTATACATTCACATCTGGCACATCAGCAAATAGATCACAATTGTCGGCTATTGGTGTGAACTTTTTCGTAAAAGCAAAACCAGACAAGGTAATAAAAGGAACTTTACAAATTGATTCTCCATTAAATGTAACAATAAATGGAACGAATAGAAATGATACAAAAATTTCAGCATTAACTACATTAGACAGTGATGTTAAAATTTCTTTACCATCTAGTAGAATTAAAGTAAGCTATCCCCTCGGAGTTGCTAAAGATTTATCAGATGTTACTGGATCTTATGTAAGTATTTTTAATGGTGATTTAGATATAACTGGACCAACTAATACTTTAAAAGTTGATGTTCCTTTAAAATTAACAGTCGATGGAACCGATAGGACTGGAACAGCTGTAAGTCCATATAATGGAAATCTTAACATACAATTAAACACCTCAAATACAATAAAAGTAGACACTCCTTTATCATTAACTGTGGATGGAAGTGATAAAACTGGACAAACTGTTGATTTAGACACTCCAAATCAAAATATGGTGGTTGATTTAAATTTCACTAATATGATGAATACGATTTACCCAATCGGATCTATTATATTTTCTATAGATAGTTTAAATCCTCAAAATAGATTCGGAGGAACGTGGGTTCAAATATCTCAAGGAAGATTTGTAGTAGGTTTTGGCACGGGTAATGACGGTATTCAAAATAAAGCATTTGCAGCTGGTAATAACACTGGTGAATATGAACATCAACTTACAATAGCAGAAATGCCAAATCATACTCACCCAAACTCAAAAACTATAGGTGGGTCTACAGGTGATAAAAGTAAACCGTATTTATATATGACGTATGCCGATGGTGGTCAGTCATCGTTTGGACCTGTTTCACCCACTGATGGTGCTGGGGGAGGACAATATCATAATAATACTCCTCCAGGTTTCGGTATGTATGTTTGGCAAAGAACTGCTTTAGCTTAATAATCAATGAGTGTTCCAAATGATATTTTATTACCAGTTAATGCGAAGTATATTAGTTTTGTTGATCCAAAATTAAAATTCAATCCGCATTATGATGTAGTGTGGAGTTTTCAAATAGCACTTACAGGTACAGAACACGCATTTTCAACTTTTTTAGTTAATAATTCTAATTTCACTCCTGAAAAAGGACATTATTTAGGACTTCCAATAGATATTAATGCTATAACTACGGAATTATTAATACCAATCACCACAGAATATAGTGAATATATAACAACACAAGAATCTTTATCAACGACATTGATTAGCATATCATTTGATACCACTGGTTTCAACGCATTATCAACGCCTTTTAGAGAAGGATTGAAAAGATCTGAAATTAAAAGAAATAGTTTAACAATAAGAAATGATAATCAAGAAGTAATATATCATAATGCACTTTCAGCATTAGCATTATCTGGATCGCAAACAACATTCGTGATGACATCATCACAAACATATTGGCAAACTTTAAGATTTAGATTATCTAACTTGGGGTCTAAATTAGATATTGATTTAAAAACTGATAATGATTATGTAACTATATTTTCATTACCTGTAAATATTTCAATCACAAATGAAAATCAAATATATGCAGGTTTTTCATTCACATCTCCAGTATCATCAACATTAACTCCAAACTCTACATTATTTTTGAATAATTTCCATATTCAAGGAAATACATCAACCCCCACATATGAAATTATAGATAACAATCCTTTTGTTATTGATACAGATCCAGATTATCAAATTTTTGATAATAACTTGACTATCATTCCAAAAGCATAATATATTATAATGAATAATTTCAATATTGAAGAACAATTAAATAAATCCGTAGAATGTGTTAATTTAATTAAAGATGAAAATAGTGGAAATTTATATTGTAAATATCTAACAAACAGAACTGGCACATTATTTTCAGCAAATAATAAAGCGTTATGTAATTTTATATGTTCTAAAAAAGGACCATATAACAATAAACCAATTTCTGCAAATGAAGAAAAAGAATTTGTTGTAGAATCTATAAAGAAATTAAATCAACCATCGAAAGAAACAATTCAAAATATATTAAAACAATATAATCTAAATTTTGATATTAAAGTTCCTAGATATTATAGTGAAATAAAAAACAATTTAGAATTTTTAAAAAATTATAAAGGATTTAAAAAATTTACACTAACAGGACCGTGTATAACTATAAATTCAGGAATTGAATATTCAAATATTGATATAGTTATTTGGTTTGATTCATTAGATGATTATTTAAATCAAAAAATAAAAGAATTACTACCGAATAGCATAAACAATACTCCTGTAAATTATCATATATTTACAGGAAATGATGAAGAAATTTCATCTTTATTTTTTTCTCAATTAGACGTTGAAAATAAAATAATATATTTTTCAAAATGGTTTAATATGAATATCAGATCATTACCATTTAATTTTGAAGTTAAGTCTTGTATATATGAGGGATATGATCTTGAATTTATTGAAAAAATTAATGCCATAGATAAAGAAAATGTAAAAGCTAGAATTGGATGGAGGTCCGTTTCAGAATCTTGGAATAAAGCTTCACAATTTATAGATGCGGTTAGTAGCAGAGGATTGATTTCAACAGTATTAGACTATACAGGGGTTGATAATAAAGGTGGAGAAAGAGTATCCGATGAAATTTATAATTTAAGAAGAGAATCTTGTTTTGGGAGTTCTGAAAAAAATATTAAACCTTGTCATTTTTTGTCAAAAGATTCTGATGATATGCATTTTTGCAAAGCGTGTGGATGTGGTACAAATAAACTCGCTGTATTAAATCCAAGACAAGAAGATGGATATTCTAAATTACATTATCCAAATTTAGAATGCCCTTTGGCAAAACCAGGATTTTCTAATCATACTACACAGTAATATTATTTGAAAATTCTTCATCAATTAAATAATTATCGACCATGGCGGAGTGTAACGGATTAAAAATAACAGCGAGATATTCCAATTCGGAAGGTCCGTGTCCTCGTGGGCATCAATGTGATAATGCGGCGTGGAATCTTTATTTAGGGAAAATTTTCATAGGAGAAATAAATTTAAATAATGTAAACGATGGCGGAAATAGAGTTAGTGAATTATATGCAACTGGTGATGACATAAACGATTATATTTCCGAATTTGGATGTAATTTAAAATTTGAAGCTAAGTGCGTTAATGAATATTGCCATTCCAATATCACTTGGTATCAAGTAGAAACTGATGATGGTGAAATATTATTAGATAGTTGTGTTTTAGATTCTTTTGAATTGGATTGTTGCGGTGGAGGACCACCCCCACCACCAGTATCTACAACCACTAGAAGACCTACAACAACCACCACCAGAAGACCAACTACAACAACCAGCACAACAACTGCAACTACTACTAGAAGACCCACAACTACTACTAGAAGACCCACAACTACTACTACTAGAACTACTGATAGGTGTGATCCATCAACACAACGACCTCCAATAATTAATGATCCAACAGACGCAGAATTAACTACTATACCTTCTACAAATTCACCATGGGACATAATATTGATTGACCCTAGTTTACCTTTAAATTCTGATACTATTTTAACAACTACTACTAGCAGCACTACAACAAGCACCACCACACCAAGACCTATTATTATACCATCCACCACAATTCAACCTTGTGAAAAAGATTGTAATAAACTAGGATATTAATAAATATTATATTGTGTAGAAGATAAAATATGGCTTATAACTGCATATCTCCAGGATTAACGATTGAGGTAGTCTATAGATTAAACTCATGCTCTGGATTTCATCAATGTAATGTTGCTATTTATAATTTTATAGTAAATGGACAATTTAAAGGGGAAGTAAATTTAAATAATGGTAATGATGGCGGTGCGCGAGGAACTTCATTTTATTTATCTTCATCAGAAGCAACTGAATTATTAGTACAAACAAATGGAATTTTATACTTTGGAATATTTTGCGCGTTAGAAAATTGTCATGCAAACTTACCACAAGTTATAATAACAGATGATACAGGGGCAACATTATTCAATGATTGTTTATATAATGCATCTTCAAATATTGATTTGAATGTAATATGTGAAACTACTCCACCTCCTACAAGCACTACAACACCAACTCCTACAAGTACCACAACATCAGCTCCTACAAGTACAACTACAACAACCACAACTACTCCAAAACCTCCAGTACCAACAACACTTCCACAACCTCCAATAGATCCCAACGATCCAATCGAATTGGATTCGATACCTTCTGAAAATTCAGATAGAGATATAACTCTAATTGATTCGATAAATCCATTAACATCAGATGTTGTTTTGACAACAACTACCACTACAACAACTACCACTACAACAACCACAACTTTAAATCCCACATCAACCACCATTTCTCAAATATGTAAATCGGATTGTGATAAGTTGGGATATTAATATCAACAAATAAAATATATGAATGATACAAACATTATAACAACAGACAATGAAAACATCGATTGTGTTAATCTTTTAAAGAATGCATCTGGTAAAAAATATTGCAAATTTTTATCAAATAAAATTGGAAAAGAATTTCAAACATGTTCTGAATTATGTAAAATGCATTGTTTTGAAACTGGACCATATAACAATAAATCAATTTCAAAAGAACAAGAAAAAGATTTTATTGTAAAATCAATCAAAGAATATGATATATCTTCATTAAAATCTGTTGAAAAAATATTAGATGATTATGATTCATTTTTTGATATATCAGTTCCTATTTTTTATATTGATATATTACAAAATTTAAAATTTTTAAATAAATTTAACGGATTTAAAAAATTCACATTAACTGGAGATTGTATTATAACTTCCAAACAATCGGATTTAAAAAATTTAGATATTGTTCTTTGGTTTGATTCTATGCAAAATTTTATTAATCAAAATGTAAAATCGGAATTACCAGAAATTATCAATAATATAAAAACAAATTATTATATATATACAGGAAATATTGAAAATGTATCAGATGTTATATATCCACAATTAGATGTTGAAAATAGAAGTATATACAAATCTAAGTACTTCAATATGCAAATTAGAGGATTGCAAGTAGGTCTTCAAATAAAAGAAAATTTAAACGAAGAAAATAATATTATTAAAATTGATAATACAGAAGATATCAACAAAGAAAAAATAAAACCAAAACTTGGTTGGAATTTGGTTGCAGAATCTTGGAGTAAAGCTTCACAATTTATAGATGCTGCTAGTAGTAGAGGCTTGATTTCAACAATGTTGGATTACACAGGAGTTGATAATAAAGGTGGAGAAAGAGTATCCGATGAAATTTATAATTTAAGAAGAGAATCTTGTTTTGGAAATATTGAAAAGAACATAGAACCTTGTCAATTTTTGTCAAAAGATCCTGATGATATGTACTTTTGCAAAGGATGTGGATGTGGGTCAAATAAACTTGCTGTATTAAATCCAAGACAAGAAGATGGATATTCTAAATTACATTATCCAAATTTAGAATGTCCTTTGGCAAAACCAGGATTTTCTAATTATATAGAATGATTGTTAATCCGCTACATTTAAATTTGTCAATAAATAATAATTAAGCATGGTTACATTAACTGTAAATGGTTCTCCATATTCTGCCGCTATAAGTGCGGTCAATGATGAAGATTGGTATAATTTTACACCAAGTTCCACCAGTCTTTATACAATGAGGACATATGGAAATACAGATATGTTGATGTATCTGTATGACAGCGATCAAACAACCCCATTAGCTTCTGATGATGATAGTGGCGGTAATGGTCAATCGTTAATAACATATAATTTAAATGCTAGTCAAATCTATTATTTAAAATTAAGAGGATATGGTTCAAGTACTGGAAATTATGAAGTTGCTGTATTTTTACAAAATCCAAGTTTTACATCTTGTTATGGTACTACATTATTAAACGCTTGTAACTGTAATTCTGGTTCTATAAGCAGATTTTATACTGGATCATTAGGAATTAATACTGTAATATACACTGATAATAGTTTATCAAGCTTTTCAGCAGATGGATTATATCGAGTAAATTCATCAACAGTTTATGTTTTAAGTAGTGGAAATGGAACTATCAATAATATAAGATCATGTCCCAGCAACATTTACTTATATTATGGAGCAACTTCGGGTTCTGCTTGTACTAGTAACACTGGTTCAACTGTATATTATTTTGGATCTTTTAATGTAGGAACCACTCTATACACTTCAGATTTAACTACTACAGTAACTGATGGATATTATAGAAGTGGAAACACAAGATACTTAACAACTGGTGGTGTTATTCAATCTTCTTCAACTTGTCCAAATTCGATTACTTTATATTTTGGTTCTACTAAAGGAACATCGTGTACCAATAACAGCGGGGCAACGGTTTATTACACTGGTTCTTTTACCACAGGAACTACATTATATACTGATGCTAGTTTAACCACTACAGTATCTAATGGATATTATAGAAGTGGAAGTACATCATATCTAGTATCTAGTGGGGTTATTCAATCTTCTTCAAATTGTCCAAGTATAATTTATCTGGAGTTTGGATCTACTAAAGGAATTGCTTGTACAAATGGAACTGGAACAACTGTATATTACACTGGGTCTTTTACCACAGGAACGACTCTATATGCTGACGCAGATTTAACTACAACAGTAACCGATGGACATTATAATTATTACGGATCGATATATCTAACAAGCGGTGGAGTTATTCAATCTATTTCAAATTGTCCAAGTATAATTTATCTGGAGTTTGGATCTACTAAAGGAATTGCTTGTACAAACGGTGTTCAAATTACTACATATTACGAAGGATCTTTCGGTATAGGAACTGAATTATATAGCGATGCTGATTTAACTACCGCAGTATCCAATGGATATTATAATTATTATGGAACGATATATTATGTAGTTAGTGGAGTTGTTGATTCATCTTCGTCTTGCCCAAGTTCACTTTATATAAATTTTGGATCTACAAAAGAAATCATATGCGGTGGTGGTGCTAGTGCTACAACTGTATATTATGAAGGATATTTCGATATAGGAACTGCATTATATAGTGATGTTGATTTAATTACCCCTGCATCTGATGGATATTATAATTATTATGGAACGATATATTATGTAGTTAGTGGAGTTGTTGATTCATCTTCAACTTGTCCAAATTATATTGTTGTATATTTCGGATCTACTGTAGGAACTGCTTGCGCTAATAATACTGGAACAACGGTATTCTATACTGGTTCTTTTACTACAGGAACCACATTATATACTGATGCTGATTTAACTACAACAGTTTCTGATGGGTATTATAAATATGGAAGTTTAGTATATCTAACAAGCAGTGGAGTTATTCAATCTTCTTCAAATTGTCCAACTTCATCTTATTTGTATTTTGGATCTACAGTAGGAACTGCGTGTGTTGGTGGTACTGGTACAACTGTATATTATATCGGTACTCTTAATATAGGAAATACATTATATTCAAATGCTATTTTAACAACTACGGTATCTGATGGATATTATAGAAGTGGAAGTACAGTATATCAAACAATAGGTGGAGTTATTCAATCTCCTTTATTAACTTGTCCAACTGCACGTTCTGCAGTTTTTGGGTCTACTGTAGGAACTGCGTGTGTTGGTGGTACTAGTACGACTGTATATCACACAGGGTCTCTTGGAATAGGAACTATATTATACACCACTGTTAGCTTAACCACCACAGTATCTGATGGATATTATAGAAGTGGAAGTACAGTATATCAAACAATAGATGGAGTTATTCAATCTTCTTCAACTTGTCCAAATTCAATTTATTTGTATTTCGGA